ATTGCTTTCCGCGCCGGTGCATTTTCCACTCTCAACAAAGCATCTGGCCTCGCCCGTATTTGCAAGAATCGTTCTGGCTTTAGGATGAAAACATGAACGACCTAACCGCTTTCATTGCTGACATATTCATCAAGCGCCTGTCCGCAAAGGCGCTGGAAACAAAATGGCGCGGCAAGATACGCGATGATTATTACACCGGATATATGGGGATTATGGGATGAGTAAGCGATTGTTGCCGGGACACTGGGCGCGCGATACGAGGACGGGCATAGAAGGACGTGTAGAGGCTCACACTGAGTGGCTTCACCGCAGCGACGAGATAGCTATCGCTCGGGATGGTGTTGATAATAACGGCGAGCCATGGTCTTTGCTTTGGTTGGATACAGCCAGAGCCGAGAGTGCAGAAAAGCCATGATCGATGACCAATCAGACGCGGGATCGTGGGCAGCGGCAATGCTCGCAACGCGGCCAAGCCTAAAGGTATTGACCGATATCGAACTGCATTGCCCTCACCTGATAGCCAAGGTCCAGCAAGCGCACGGATTGCCGACAATGGGCGATGCACGGGATATGGTGGCAGACGAAAAAAAACGACGCACAACGATTACAACGTGGGATGGGGCAAGATAATGGCGAGGCGAAAAGTAAAGCGTAAACTAGATGACCGCATAGCACCGACGCCTGAGCAAATGAAGCGTGGCGATTTCCATAGCGCGGGCATGGCTTACAAACGGGTGCCCGTTATCGACACGATGCTGACACGCGGGCAGATCACCGACCGGCAGTATGTGGCTCTGGCATACTACCGCGATCAAGCCAGCCTTGCCGACCGCAGCCCGTTAAAGTCCTGCATTGATTTTAGCGTCAATGGTGGCGATTCCCACCCTTCGGCAGCATTGGCCAGCGCGATGCTCGAAACGGCGCGTATCGAGCGCGATATGGGCAGTGTGTGGCAATTAGCGCGAGCGGTTGCGGTTGATGACGTTAGCCTGACAGAATGGTGCATTAAGCACGACGGAGGCAGAAAGCGTTATAACGACAAAGGTCGCGTGATTGCGTTCGTTCCGACAAGCGGGAAAAATGCAGTTCCGTTGGCGTTGGTCGAGTTGAAAACGGCGGCGGGAAGGATTGTGAAATAGCGTTTGCAAATTGCGCGGTAAACGTCTAAGCGAACGCCTAATGTTTTGAATTGCGTCTATTTCAATGACGCTCACAAGGGCTGGCTTAACCGCTAGCCCTTTTGATTAATGCCTGATTAGCTCAGTTGGTAGAGCGCCTGCCTTGTAAGCGGGAGGTCGTGGGTTCGATCCCTACATTTGGCACCAGTTCGGCACCGTGACGACGAAAAATGTCGGTCACACTCTGCGGGCGTAGTATGCCGATGCTGCGCCCGCTTCCGTATTCAGTTTAGCCAGCAATGGCTATCCCGCCACCACCATCGCGAGCCTCGGGTCGCCCTTAAAAACAGCGTTTGGTTTGTGTGAGCGGGTAAAATCACAGGAGAAGCGGTATGTCACTCAGCAACGCGGCAGAAACCGCGCTTCTAAACTTGCTCTTTGTAAACACCGATTGGGCAAATATTGGCGATGCTGCTGGTTTGCAAAACAGTGTAGCGGCGGGTAGTTTCTACATATCGCTGCATACTGCAGATCCGGGCGAGGCTGGGACGCAGGCGACAAGCGAAACGGCTTACACCGGCTATGCGCGGGTCGCGGTTGCCCGTTCCGGCGCTGGCTGGACGGTATCGGGTGCAAGCGTATCGAACGCGGCGGCTGTTACCTTTGGCACTTGCACGGCATCACCGGGCGCTGCCATTACGCATTTCGGCATCGGCACAGATGTTTCCGGCGCGGGCAATCTCATATTGAGCGGCACGTCGGCTTATACGGTGTCGGTATCGAACGCGCCGAACTTCCCCATTGGCGCTATGACGACGACTGCTGACTAATGGTTGACAACACAATTCTCAACTTAGGCGTTGGCGGCGACATCATCGCTACCGACGATATTGGGGCGGTCAAGTTTCAGCGGATCAAGCTTATCCACGGTGGGGATGGCGTAAACGCGGGCGATGTAGCCACGGCTAACCCGTTGCCGGTGCGCGACTATGGCGAAGAGGTTGGGGCAACCTTCCGGGGACGTGCGGCCACCTTCCGCACACCGGGCCGCGCGGGTACTGCGGGGCAGAAAATCTTCGCTCTGCACAATGCCACCGGATCGGCCAAGACTGTCTATCTCAACCAACTGAACATTGATCTTGTGGCCACCGTCGTTAAGGCGGTCACGGTGCTACCGCCTGTCATCCGCGTATGCAAGTTCACCGCTGTTCCGACCAACGGAACGGCTTTAACCAAGGTCTCCAAAGACAGCGCCTTAACCAGCAATGCCAGCGTAACGGCATGGGGCGATGCCAGCGCGGACGGAACGGGTTCGGCTACAACGCTCACCGTTACAATCCCTGCAAACAATGTGCTGACACAGATATTTGCACCGCGCCTGATAACGGCGGCGGGTTATGAGCCTTTTGACCGCGAAATGATGTTGGAGGGGTCCGGTGTCGTATTGCGCCCGCTTGAGGGCATTGTTATATTCCTTGATTACGTACTGGCGACGCAAAACCCTGTGACCGATATGTGGGTTGTGTCGTGCGACTGGTTTGAGGTCTAATGTTAACGCTGCTGCTGTACCCACAGCCAGCGGGAAACAACATAGTAGGCACTGCCAGTTTTACACTAACCCCAACGGCAACACTAACAGGCATAGGATCGACAACAGGGGTTGGTAGCCTCACACTAACGCCCACAGCGACATTAACCGGGCGCGGTAGCATAACGGGTGCAGCAAGCTTTGCATTAACGCCTAGCGGGGCATTGACAGGCAGGGGTGCAATCACTGGCGCAGCGACCATCGCGCTAACCGGGACATCAACGCTACGCGGCATCGGCTCGATAACAGGAACGAGCGCGCTAACATTCACACCGACCGGAACGCCAAGCGGTGTAGGTTCAATCACCGGCACAAGTTCGTTATCGCTGACACCGACCGCAACATTAAGCGGACGCGGCAATACAACCGGCGCGTCAAGTTTTGCAATCACCGCGACCGGCACATTAGGCAACGGCAGCAATAACAACATAACCGGCAATGCCAGCATATCGCTAACGGTATCGGGTACATTAACCGGCATCGGCAATACAACCGGCGCGGCTTCGATAGCGTTTAGCGTTTCGGGGACACTGCCGAGTAGTGGAGGTTGGGCTGAATTGCCACCGGCAATAACAAGCTGGACACCACAAAGCGCGGCAGGCGGCATATGGGCGGATGCAAGCATAGCGACAGGCAACTGGACACCGCAGACAAACGCGGCTGGAATATGGACAGACGTGCCACCGGCAAGCGGGATTTGGAACCAAGTTTCATAGGGATCGCATTTAATGGTTATATTATGCGATTAGGGCTTGGCTTAGGTTTGACCCGTAGCGGCGGTTATTCAGACCCCAATCTGGCGTTCACTAAGTTGCTGATGGGGATGGAAGGCGCGGACGGATCGACGGCATTTGTCGATGAAAGCCCGCTTGCCAGAAGCGGTATGGGGTTTGCTAATCAGGCGCAGATCGATACCGCGCAATTTAAATTCGGGTCATCTTCTTTGCTGCTTGACGGCGTTGATGACAATGTAAGCTGGACCGAAAGCCCTGACTGGCATTTTGGCACGGGGGAAATGACCGTTGAGGCTTGGTTTAGGCCGGTAGCGGTAACGGGCGTTCGGTGGCTTTTCGGGCAAGCGGAAACGCTCACCAATGCCGTCGCAAATTCTTGGATATTATGGATGTTCAACGGCATCCCGCGCTTTTCCTATGTGCCGACCGGTTCCAGCGTTTGGGTTGATGCGGCGGTCGCCACAAGCGCGTTGGCGCTCAACACACAAACGCACGTAGGTTTCGACCGTGCTTCTGACGGGACTTGCCGGATTTATGTGGGCGGTGTTATGGAGGGTTCCGGTACATTTAGCGGTGACTTCAAAGACGTAAACCAGTTTCTAATGATTGGCGCGTCATTCACAAACACCGATGAATATAGCGGCCATATTGACGAATTGCGCATACTTAAGGGCAAGGCGGCATGGGCGTCAAATGGCGGGTTCACACCGCCATCAACAGCCTATGCGAGACGATAGGAAAGATTATGGCGCTAAACATTGCTTATTTCGGTGACTCCGACACAATAACCGGCCAGTGCTACGGCATATTGAGCGCTTCGGTCGCATACACGGTAACGGGTTCGAGTGCATCTGTCGGCACCCCACCATCTAATGCGGCCATCGCCCGCCTAGCGGCAGGTGAGAATTGCTATGTGTCAAACAACGGCGCGGCGGCGTCGGCAACCAATGGCATTTATCTCGCCGTTGGGCAGGTTACTGACATCGAGGTCAAATCAGGCACCGCATTGCAGGCTATCACTGGTTAAGTTTCATAGGGAGCGCCTCCCTTTCGCCTGACCCGGCTATGGATAAGGATAGACTTGCGAAAGTGAACGCGGTGCGCTCCGGCTTAGGCTAGTTTACCCGTGAAAGTTTATCGCCGGACACCCAATGGCCCATCCCAAGGGAAGCCGAGAGGATAACGATATGACGCCAAAGCAACGGGCTTTCGTGAGCGAGTATCTTATCGACCTGAACGCAACACAAGCGGCGATACGGGCAGGCTATAGCGCAAAGACAGCAGGCCAAGGCGGCGACCAGTTATTGAAAAATATTGAAGTAGCGGCGGCTATTGCCAAGGCACAGGCAGAACGTGCCGATAAATGCGACATAGACGCGCTGTGGGTGCTTAGGGAGGCCAAAAGCACTTATGAGGCGGCAAGGGCAGGTGATAACCATAGTGCCGCTGTGTCGGCCTTAAAACTGGTCGGCAGTCATGTTGACGTAAACGCATTTGAAGAACGGGTTTCGACAAAGCATAGCGGAACGATAGTTGTGGAAACGGGCGTCCCTCGTTGACGCGAGTTAATTTAGGATATGAGGCGCGATCAGCCTTTGTCCCACTGCATACCAGAAAAGAACGTTTCGGCTGCATTGTGGCGCATCGGCGCGCTGGCAAGACCGTTGCAAGCATAATGGATTTAATCGACGCGGCATTGCGTTGCAAAAAGCCTAACCCACGGTTTGCCTATATCGCGCCTTATTATGCGCAGGCAAAGGATGTGGTTTGGGCATACGTCAAGCAATACACGGCGGACATACCGGGCGCGACAACGAATGAGGGTGAGTTGCGGGTCGATCTACCGAACGGCGCAAGGCTCCGGCTTTACGGCGCTGACAATTACGACCGGCTTCGGGGGATATATTTAGACGGCGTTGTTCTCGACGAGTTTGCCGATCAGCCACCGCAGGCATGGCGCGAAGTTATCCGGCCAGCACTCGCTGACCGGCAGGGGTGGGCGCTGTTCATCGGAACGCCTAAAGGCAAGAACGCATTCTACGATTTGTATTGCCAAGCGATTGATGCGCATGATTGGTTTGCATTGAAGTTAAAGGCATCCGAAACAGGCTTAGTATTAGACGAAGAATTAACCGCTATGCGGGCGCAAATGACCGCGAACGAATATGCGCGGGAAATGGAGTGCGACTTCGACGCGGCAATCGAAGGCGCTTATTACGCTGAGGGATTGGCGGCGGCGCTTCGTGATGGCAGGATAGGCAACGTAGCGGCAGACCCTCTTATCAGGGTTCGCGCATATTGCGACATCGGCGGGGTTGGTCGCAAGGCCGATGCCTTTACGATGTGGGTTTGTCAGTTTGTCGGTCGCGAAATACGGGTTTTGAATTACTACGAGGCTCAGGGCCAAGAATTATCAACGCACGTTCATTGGTTGAACGAACAAGGATATGCGGCGGGCAAAATTGACATTTACCTTCCCCATGACGGGGCGGGTGAACGCGGGCCTTATGCGGGTTCATGGGAAACGGCATTTAGGGATGCTGGCTATCACGCCGAAACAATTATCGGATCGGGATCGGGTGGCATTGGTGCTCCGCTTGTTCGCATTGAAGCGGCACGGCGAATGTTCTCCGCAATGTGGTTTGACAAAAAGACACAAACTGGCCGCGATGTATTGGCGGCGTATCACGAAAAGCGGGATGAAAAGCGCGGGGTTGGCTTAGGCCCGATGCACGATTGGGCAAGTCACGGTGCGGATGCGTTCGGGTTGATGGCGGTTGCCTATGAAGAACCCCGAAAAGCACAGCAAATCAAATATAACTTCAAGGGTGTCCATTGATGAATGAGCAAATGACGCCCGACGAACTGGCGACCTATTTACAGGAAATGGAACGGCAGGCGATTAGCTTCCGTTCGTCCGAACTGGCCGACGAGCAAGCCGTTGCGATTGACTTTTACGAGGGCAAGCCGTTCGGTGATGAGGTCGAAGGGCGCTCGCAAGTTGTTGTGCCTGTTGTGCAGGAAACCGTCGATTATATGAGTGTGTCGGTATTGCGTACGTTCGTATCGGGTGACCGCGTGGT